TGGCTGTACCTTTGAAGTTATCTACCTCAATGTTAGATACTGTGTTGTTGTCAACGTCAATGGTCTTGTTAGTTAATGTGTCAGTAGTAGCTTTACCTACAAGTGTGTCAGAAGATGTAGGTAATGTAAGTGTACCTGAATTAGTAATACTACTTATAGTAGGTGCTGTAAGTGTTTTGTTTGTAAGTGTTTGTGTTCCTGTAAGTGTAGCAACTGTACTGTCAATAGCTACAGTAAGTGTATTACCTGAACCTGAAGTATCAATACCTGTACCACCTGCAATGTCTAAAGTTTCGCTGTCTAAGTCAATGCTTAATGCTCCACCTGAGTCACCTTGAAAGTCTAAGTCCTGTGCAGTTACTTGTGAGTCTACATAAGTCTTAATAGCCTTTGCAGAAGCTAGTGTGTCATCGCTTGCAGATACAGAAGATAAGTCTGTGTCTAGTACACCTGATTTAAGATTGTCAACTTCAATGTTAGAAACAGTATTGTTGTCCACGTCTATTGTTTTATTTGTAAGTGTCTGTGAACCTGTTAATGTAGCTACAGTAGAATCTATTGCAAATGTAACAGCATTACCACTACCACTTGTATCAATACCTGTACCACCTGTAAGAGTAAGTGTCTCACTATCTAAGTCTATGTTTAATGCACCACCACTATCTGCTTGGAAGTCTAGGTCTTGTGCAGTTACCTGTGCATCTACATATGCCTTTACAGACTGCTGTGTAGGTACAAGAGTAGCACTGTCAGATGCCATATTGTCTTCATCTACAAACGCTGTAATAGTTATAGAGCCATCAGATAAGCTACCATATGTTAGTGTACCTGATACGTCTGCATCACCATTTATGTCAATTGTTGGTGCGGCTATTTGGACTTCTGTGTCGGCAACAATGTCAAGTTGTCCATCGGCACTTGAATTGATGTATAAAGCTGTGTCTCTGAATTGTAACTTCTCTGTAGAAGCAACAAGTATGTCATCACTGAACTCAAAATAATCCTCATCTTCCATCCATTTAAGGACACCATCATTTGACTCACCATCAAATGTAACTGTAATATCTGTACCTGCTGTGCCATCTCCTAGTGTAAGAGATGTGCCAAGCATCTTAGTGATAGGACCACCTTCAGCAGTCGTACCATCATGGGTATGTCCTGTACTTGCGGCGAAGGCAGCTAATAACTGATTGAACTCATCATTGGTATGAGCCGCAGTGATTATATCTCCATCTGTGTACGAGGATTGTCTAGTGTATGTAGCTCCCATTTATCTTCTTGCTCCTAATTGATATTCTAGCTGAAAACCTTTAAGTGAATAAGGTGCACTTCCTGTTCCATCTCTAACTCTTAATGCTACAGCAAAACCTGAACCTTCTACGGCTTGTCTAACTAAAGGTTGTGCAGCTCCACCATATGTAGGTACTCCATAAACTGATGTGCCATATATAGCAACAACATCGCCTGAGTCTAAAGGGTAGGCGGCAGGTCTAGATGAGTCAGATGCTTCATAGTCATACCTTAAAAATAAATCAGCATCTACTGTTGATTCAGGTTTATAGTTAATAATAACCCTTTGCATATGTTTTCTTATTCCGGGGTCATTAAAAGTTAAGTCAGGACTTCTATATTTACCTGCTATATTTACACCATCAAATGTATCGCCTGATTCTTGCCTATAAATGTAACCATCCGCATACCCACCATGTAAAACTATAACATTACCTTCATCTACAAAGTGGTCAGTTGAAGCAGGTTTTATTCCTCTAATCTCAGCAAACTCAAATCTTTGTCCTTTAAGAACACAAATCACACCTTTTGTTTGTGTTTCCAATGTTCCACTCTTAGTAAAAAATATTCTATATTGTGTTTTGTCAGGTATAACCGTGCTATCAAATTCTGATGCACTAGCTATGTTATCATTAAATATAGACTGCACGTTAGAGCTTATAGTGCCCAACTCCACGTCACCAATTCTAGCTGTACCTGCGATGGTACGCAACCCATCAGGACCAAGAAAGATAAGGTCACCAGCAAATTCTTGAATTGTGTCACCATTTATACAACCTATGTCTCTTGTTACATCTGCTATAGCAAAGTCTGAAACAGAAGAACCTGCTAACTTAAATATTCTATTTTCACAAAAGATAAACAAGTTATCTCGGAAAACCTTGATGCCTACTATATTATCATCAACTGCAATAGAACCTGAGCCTGAACCACTAGAAAAGTTATCTTCATCAAAAGGTTTACTAAACACTAGTTCTTGTGGTGTACCAGACATACCTGAGTAAAACATATGGTCTCTAAAGGCAGCTACATGTTTAGCACCTGCGACTTCTGATGCTGATACATCTGTTGCCGTTAAAGATGAATTAAATATTGTTGGTGCATTAGTGCCATCAACAACTATTAACTTATCTGTACCATCAAAGTTGTATCTTTCAAACCTATACTTACCTGCATTTGTTCTACCACTATCTATGCTAGTCCAAGATGAACCCCCCGGGTCTGCACTATAAATGCTAGTACCTCTAGCTGCTAAGACCTTACTACCAAAAGTAACAACCATGAGCACCTTTTCAGTAGAGGATGCTGTCTGTGGTACAACTGCATCTACGTATTTAGAGTAGCCATTTATTCTTCTGTAGCCACCTGTAATATCAGGCTCAAAGTTCTCTAGCTCTAATGCTTCACCCGGAGCCATAGTAAATGTAGATTTGTTTAATACTAAACCACCTTCACAAGTAAATGCTGAAGGCACTGTTTGAGACTGGTCTGCCATTATAATGCCCTAATATCTACACTACCTGAGTTATACACTCCTGTTCTTGGTATATATGTTGAACGTAAATATGAAAACTTATTTACTAATAGTGTTTGCATATTCTTTATGCCTTGTTCAAATCTTTGCATGTTAAGTTGATACTGCTGTGTCTCACCTCTGTACTGATAGACAAATGCTGTAGCACCATCTATAATTACAGGAGCAAACCTGTCAGGTATAGTTGTCGTATCATCAAATGCTGATAAATCAGTTGGGAATGTGTAGTAATCAAACTTTATAGTATATGCTTTATTTGGATATGGATATAATAAATAGTTATTGTCAGGTGTTCTTACTACATATTCAGGAACACTACCTCTATCAAACTGTGCAACTGTAATACCACTAGCTATTGAAGCTGCTGTAGTACCACCCGCACCTCTAGTGCATCCTGTAAATGTTGTGCTTGTAATTCCTGTGTACGTAATGTTTTCATTACCTATGACTATTGTACCTGCACTATCAAATCCTGTAGTACTAACAACAGTTATAGTTGTATCACTATCTGTGTGACTTGTACTAGTTGTAGTTGTTTCTATTTCATCTTCTTGATTGACAACTCTGTTTATATAGTCGTTGTAGTCAAGTATGTGTAGTCTGTATCCACCATTACCTAGTGTGCTATTCTTTACAATTCTAAATGTATTATAGTCTACTGTTTTAGTAGATGCAGGTAAATCATATCTAACTATACCTGCTGTCAATACTTGAGAAGCAGTAGCATGATTAAATGGATAGTTAAACTCTCGCTGATTAATAAAACGTATAGATTCATTAACTGCGTTTTGGCATTGAACTTGTATACCCCTAGCACGAGAAAAGGTTGTAGAAGTTAATGCAACCTCATTCAACCTTGCTATTACTTTATTTGTAAGTGTTAGGTAAGTTTCTGCCATGTTAATTCCTAAGTAAAATGAAAGAGCAAGTTGCCCTGCTCTCTCATATATAAGTTAAGCTAAAGTGTCTCTATCAACTTCATTAGCTGCCATGTCACCTGCATCACTGATGTCCATAAGAGTTGCGAACACTCTTATTTTTCCAGTTAATGTAGTTCCAGTTTGAGCTGCCACAAGTATATCTAAAGTATCTGCTGCTCCAACAATTACAGGAGCATAAGCTGCTGAAGTAGGAGCATAAGCACCTGCCGCAGGTGATACATTCCCATTGACTCTAATAGCTAGAATGTCTAGACTAATGGACCAACAGAATGTGGATACTAATGGTAGATGGTTAGTATTAGA